CTTGCTTCCCCTCCAGTATCATTATCTCCCAATCCGTTAATTTGAAGACTAGTGCTACCATTAGTAAAATCAAATTTATCTGAAGCAAGTTTTTCAGTACTTCCATCACCTCTTGTTAAAACATATCTCTCTTCATCAAAAGGTAAGAATACTTGATTAGAACCGGCTTCTACACTAATAGTATTGGAAGAATTACTAGTAATGGTAACATCAAATTCCCTTCTAATAATAACAGAAGAACCTTCCAAATCTACTGAAGAAACATTCTTCTTTGGTAGAGGAGCAAAGATTCTCTCATTATTTTCTGTTTTTTCGGTTTCTGTGGTTAAAACGGTAAGATCATTTACAGTTAATGCATTAAGATCTAAACCACCTTCACAAACTCCAGTTACAGTAGTTACACCACTAAGTACAAGATTGTTTGTATTTACTTGATCTACCTTAGCAAAAGCAAGATCAGTCTTTCCTGGACGGGTATATTGAACATAATTACCACTTGTCACAATTCCAGGGAAAGCAACAGTTGGACTGGTAAAGGTTGCAATTGCTCCAGCTGCTGTGGTAGTACCAGTTATACTTCCAACACCGATTTTAATTAATTCTGAAGGAATAACATCAGCAGAAAAAGTGGATCCAGCACCAGCAGTGTCATGATTAACTAAAGAATATATAGATCTTACATCTCCCATTCCATAATTAGTCCATCCAATACTTACTCTTGTTTCTGCACTATTATCAAATACCAGTTTTTCACCGTTGATAAAGTTTCCAGAAATCTGATAAACAGTAAGAGCAGTTCCAGCAGATACAGCATTTCTTAGGAATGCAGTTGCTCCACTCGAATCTCCTTTAACGTGAGTAGGAACAGTAAGAGTAACTGCTTGATTAAGTTGTAAATCACCATAAGTTTGAACATCATATAAAGAAAGATCCCATCTATTTAAATTATAATTACTTGTTTCATAACTTCCCGATTCTAATGCATAATCATAAACCCTACCAATACCGATTTCTTTACCAGAAGGAGTTAATGAACTTATACCGATTCTATCTTTTCTTAAACTAATAGTTTCAGAAGTACTAAGACCAATCTTAGGTGATCCAGAAGTCCTATTAAGTCTTAATGTAGACCCAAAGGTAAAATTAACTGATTGATTCTCAAGTAAATTCGTCTTCCTTGGCTTAGGTATATCTAAAAGGGTAGGTGCAATGGTCTCTACTTCAAATCCTCTTACATATGCTTTTCCTGGACCGACCTTATAAACCATCAAATCTTCAGATGGTGTTTGTCCAGAGTTCGTTAATTGGTTTGCTTTGTAAATTCCATTATTACCCTTACCATTATTTAAACTTTCCTTACAGAAAACATCATAAGCTTTGATATAATAATTTCCAGATTCATCAAAAGTCCTTCTTGCCAATTCCTGTGCAAGAATATTATATTGAGTCTTATCATTTATTGATCTAAGTACACCATCTTTTACATTAGCTAACTCGACAAAATTGGGAACATCAAAAACATCTAAAGGTTTTTTAGATAATCTTGCAGTAATCTTTAATCTATCAGCACCAGGAGCAGCATAATTATTAAATCCATTTGCATTATCATTTAAATATTCATCTCTATCTGCATTTATAACTTCCTCAATAACATCCAATCCCACTCTATAGCTGGGACTATTGCTATACTGATCAAGAAGTAAAGTTTCACTATCAACAGTAACCAAATATCCTCTTAAGAAGTATACTCCTTCACCAAGAGAAAATGCAGATCCAATAGAACAAGCATTCTTTGCAATAGTTCTAGCAAATCCTTCTCCTACATTAATAAAACTATTTCCAAAAGGAATATTAGCTTCAGTAACTAAATTCTCTCCGTCATTAAAATCTCTTACTGAATTATTATTACCTGATTCGTAATAATCAACATAAAGAGTAATATGTCCCCTATCCGATTCTGTTGCTGTTATTACTTTTCTAATAATAGCAACTACACCGGATGATTCTCCAGTGATTTTTACTCCAACTAGATTATCACTATATGACGATACCGGAATTCCAAGAAAATCACTTTCAACTTCTACTGCATAGAAATTCTTATTATAAGTTAAATTTCCGGGAATTACTTTAGCACCTTCTTTAAAAAAGTGATTGCCTAAATGCTCAACTTGATCTTGCAGCATTGACTGCAAAGTTGTAAGCTCTCTCGCTTGAACAGGAAGACCTGGTTTAAATAGAACTTTATAATAATCTTGAGCTTTACCGCCTACTTCCGGTTCATTGAAATCATCAAAATAGGGAGCTACGTTGAGATTGGTTTCCTGAGACATAATACCTTAGAATTGCAAAATGACTTTAATGTCTTCTTTTTGGTTAGATGATCTAGTAATTGACGGTCTATTATCAACGTAAATGATATTGCCCGAATATTTTTTCACTTCTGGTTGTGACACGCCCTTAATAAAAGATTGCCCTAAGTTATAGGTTCTACTATTTATTACGGTGTTTATACCAGGATTGGCACTACTACCAAAAGTAGTTTGAATTGCTAATGTTGCACTGCCGCCAATAATATTAAAAGATCCACCACTGCCAGTATCAGAAGTAAATCTCTCCATAGTAAATCCATAAGTTGGAGAAGTATTCTTAGTTCCGTCAGTATTAAATCCACAATGGAATTTATCCTGCCAGTATTTCAATACTCCTGTATTCTGATCATAAGAAACAATTCTACCAAAAGCAGTTGAACCAACTCCAATAGTTTGAGTAATTTGATCATCAGGAGTATAGACAACAGAACTATATCCTGCTCCAGCAAGTTTTAATGCATATACTGCACTTGCTTTATCTGCTGTTAAATTAGAAGTAGATCCATAAGCCTTGGGACTTTCTACAATTCCAATTCTAGCAATTTGATTTCCAGTGACGAAATCAGGATTATCAGAATCATTCTCAATTCGAGAATAAAGAAGAACATTGTAGGCACCTAATTCTCTATAGATATCAGCACCATGTCCACCCTGAGGAGGAATAATAACATTAAATATGGGAGAAGTAGTTCCACTAACTCCCTTCGCAGAGAGGTCTAATGTACCAAATGTATATCCAGATCCACCATTGGATATGGTTACACTTTCTACTTTAGCATCATTGTTAACTGTTACTGTTGCCTCTCCACCAGACCCATCTCCTTTAATAGGAACTTGTGTATAAGTTTTATTGGCAGTTCCTACTCCAGCTCCTCTATTTGTAATAGTTACAATTTTTAGTTGTCCACTAGTTGAAGCATTAGTTCTAACAGAAGCATCTGTGGTATTAGTTGCCCAATCTTGGGGAACTGGAAGATAATTCGTAGAATCAAATTTAACAATATCACTAGGACTAATAGTATAAAGGAATTTCCAAATATACCCATCACCACTTGTCCCAGCTTCTCTTGGTTCTAAATCTGTAAAAGTAGGTTCATCAAGAGAAGGTCTACCTGTAGGATTATCCGGAGAAGTACCATTTTGGAGACAAATATAAACTCTATAGTCAGAATTTAAAACATAATAATTGGCAGAGTATAGATTTACAGCATCGGACGGTTTAGCAACATCGCTGGTACTAATATCATTACGATACATATCATAAGTAATTCCTGATGTCCATGTTGCTTTTGGTACAACTTGTCTAACATCACTTTTACTAATTTTCTTCATTGAGATCATCGTATCCCAATAATTATCTTCCTGGTTAAAATTATCTACAGGAGATGGAGGAGATGTTTCCCAATCTGATTCATAATCAGTTGCATTGGGTAATCCAATAAAAGAATAATAAGAGTTGGCTGTTGAAGCAACCCCTGCTACGAAATTCTTAGCATTCAATATACGAAGTTGATCAGTTATAATTGCAGCCATTGGACAATAGTTTTTTTACTTATTTAGCAGAGAATTAACTATAATTTATTTAACTATAATTTTTCCACTTAAGAGGATAAAGTCTTCTAACGATTCCTCCAGTAGAAATTCCAGTTATTCCATCATTAGTATATGCATTATATGATTGAGGTTTTGCTCTGGTTCCAAATAGAATCTTACCCCAAGAGAAGTTACCATAATAACCACTATATCCAAGACCACTTAATCCTT